ATTATCATACAGATAATAGAATGGATCTACGTGCAGGAGGCACGGATACTTTAAGTCTTGTTGGGGGTAATGTCGGTATTGGCACTACTTCAACTAACGCTAAGTTAGACATTAGGGGTGGAGTGTTTATAAGCGGAAACCATACTGACACAGGTGGACAGCTCAATGTTTGGTGTGATTCAAATGGTTATGGAAATCTAGCGGTTTACAATTTCTGTATAAAGACTGGAGCTAATAATTCTAGGACAATCCCTTTCTTCATATCTCATATAGGTAGCGTGGGGATAGGAACTACTTCTATAAATAGTGGCATCGGACTACAAGTTACGACTGGAGGGATTTATGCCTCAAATGGAGACGGCTATTTTGATACCATAAATGCAGGTTATTTTGCTTCTACTAGATCTTTAAATCTTAAATCAGGAGCTACTGGCAAAGTCATTCTTACAACAGGAAGCAATGATCAATTAAAAGCTGACAGTGGTGGGTTTGTTGAATTATCACATGCAGGATCTACAAGTGGAGGAAAGTTCTTAACTAGAAGGTACAGTGGAGATGATTATCTTAGTGTCTTTAGTACAGAGTATTCTAGTGGCTCATTAGTACTTGGATATGGAGTAGCTGGAAAATCTGGAGCAGCAGGTTTTGTATCTACATACGATAACTTCTCAGGACATAAGACACTCCTGAAGATTAATCATAATGGAATAAATGTCCTTACTACAGGAAGTGCTGCTACAGACACAGTAGGTGCTGACCTTTCTATGGCTGAAAGGTTTAGAGTGCAGGTTGATAAGTCTTACTTTAACAATGGGCCAGTTGGTATTGGTACAACCAGTCCATCAACACCATTGCACATAGACCATGCTGGTGACAAAGCGATTACTATTGAATCAGATGGAGATTCAGATTCAAATTTCATCTTTATGAAAACTTCGGCTAGTACGGCTCAAGTTTATATGGGACATGAAACGGGTACTGCTGGAGCAAACTTCTCTGGAACTTTAGCAGGATTTGCAGTTTTCGGAAATGTCAGCTCTGGTATGGGAACACAGTTCTTAACTGGTGGTGGAAACCAACACGTAAAGATGACCATCAGACACAGTGGTCAAGTTGGTATAGGTGTGACCAACCCTAATAGTTATTATTTCAGCAACCTTGTTGTAGGAGAAACTACAAGTGGTGATAAAGGAATTACTATAAGATCCAGTAATGCAGCAAAAGGTGTATTAGCATTTGCAGATAGTGATTCAGGATCAGCTAGGTATGCAGGTTATATCGCTTATAACCACTCTACCAACGACATGGAGTTTTACACTCTTGCTGGCAACTTTGCCATGATGATTGACGATGCCCAGCAGGTAGGCATTGGTACTACAAGCCCGAACTATTTACTCGATGTTGAGAAGGCAGGGGCAAATATGCGTGTCTACAACACGACAAATAATGGCAATACTGACATTCATTTAAGGACGGCAGGAACAACAGGGAACAGTAGGATATTCTTTGGAGACACTGCTGTTTCAGATGTCGGATCTATAATCTATAGGCATAATGGGAACAGTTTAGCTTTTGAGACTAATGGTTCAGAGAGGATGCGAATAATAGGGGGTTCAGACGGCTACGTAGGTATAGGCACGACATCTCCACAACAAGAGTTGGATGTCGATGGGGTTATTAAACAAAAGGTATATACAGTCAGCAACCTACCATCAGCAAGTAGCTCAACTATAGGAGCTAGAGCGTTTGTAAGTGATTCATATTACCCATTTAGCTCTAGTTATCTAGGATCTCAGATTTCAGGTGGGGGTAGTAGTTTTAGTCCTGTTTACTCTGACGGTAGTTATTGGTATATGGGTTAATAAAATACTTGAATCTACGTATTTACTGCATATCCTAACTATATTATGGAAGAAGTTACACTTAAACTAAATAAGGATCTAATCCAAGTAAACATCCAAGCTATCGATATCGCTGTTAAAGCTGTCGGTTTGAACGGTGCTGAAGCTCTAGTAGTTTTAGCCAAAACAATATCTGAGCAAACAGGCGAGACTGTCGCTCCTCCAGAGCAACCAGTAGCTGAAGAGGTTCCAGCAGAAGTAGTAGAGTAATGCGTTTTTACGTAGAAATAGAAGATGAGAATCATCTTGCTGGTGTCACAAAAGCCAGAGAAGCGTACAACGCCTCACTACCTTGGATAGATAATCCTGATTATGTAGAGCCTTATCTCCTAGAGGAGATGGTTAATCCTGATTATGAGGAGCCTATAGGTGATCCACTTATAGAAAATCCTGATTACGAACCAGCAACTGAAGAGTTTGGGGAGCCTTTAATTCCCAACCCTGATTTCGTAAAAGGGTCAGAAGCAGTTGGGGAACCACAGATTCCAAATCCTGATTACGATGAAGAGGACGAAGAGTCTGAGGAGTTCATAGATAATCCTGATTATGTACCCGCAGTCGAGGAACAAGGGCCAGCAGTTATTGACAACCCTGATTATATAGAAGCTAAAGAAGCTGTAGGGGAGCCAATGATTGAAAACCCTGACTATGTTCCTGCTGTTGGAGAGCCTACAATACCCAATCCAGACTACACAGAAGGTACTCCAGATCTTCCACAAACCATTCCACAGGAAGGGTTTACAGAAGATAAAGACTACATGAAGTGGGTTATTGAGAAAGCTGCTGAGAGTTACGCCAAGGAATTTGGTATCATTGAATAAGTATGATATATTGCTCGTTATATGAGCAATAGTGAGATCGTAGCTAAAGGGGTTACAGGTGTAACAGGATCGTTAATAGCGGTTACCATTCCTTACGCAGAAGTTATTCAATGGGGTATCCAAGTTGTTGGAGGTCTCTTAGGTATTACTGTAGCTATAATTACTTTGTATAATCTAATTAAGAAGAAGAAATGAATAAGCAAGCAATACTAGGTATCATCAGGCATATACTAACTTTTGGAGGGGGTTTTATGACACAGAACGGATTAGCTACTGGGGAAGAGATTACCACAGGGGTTTCTGCCGCAGTAACTCTCGTCGGCGTTATTTGGTCTATACTGTCCAAAAAGTCTAAATGAAGAAGTTTTTAGGGCTAATCAAATCAGCCTTAGACGCTTTTGTTCATTTTTCTGAATGGAAAAGGAGGACTTATATACATGAACTCGAAGATGAAATTGATCGCCTCGCTGCTGATGGTAGCCCTGCTGCCAAGCTGCAACTTGAGCGATTTAGCAGGAGACTCAAAACTGAACGAGAGCTCCTTGTACGACCCTCCGACGATAACACTAATTAAAGGTTACGATTATCCTTTTCAAGAGGGTAATTTAATGGGACGAGGTCAAAAGTTTCACAGTGATTATTCTTATCGCCGTGCTATAATTATAGGTAACAATAAGTAGATAAATAATGCCAAATATAAACATGACACCACGGGCCGGAGCTAAAGCCGGGAAAAAAGGAAAAGACCTTTTAAGAGCTAGTATTATCGAAAAGAACAAGAAAACAGTTACTCCAAGAGGTACAGCCGTCGCTAGACCCTTTAAAGGTGATGATGCTAGATTTCGTGGTTTCACACCAGAGTTAGGGGGGTATATGGAAAAAGTAGATAAAAAAGGGAACCCAGTAGGAAAACCTTACTATGTGGCACCTAGAAGAAAATAATAATGTTTTGGAAAAGACTATTTCAATCTAAGAAAAAGGTAGTATCTAAAAAACCCGTCGTAAACTCCGCAGCCGGGATACAAACAACGGCTTACGATTTAGCGATGCGTTATGTGGGTGTGAAGGAAGTACCGGGTACAAAAGACAACCCTATAGTGCTTTCTATGCTTAGATTGGATAGTAAATGGCCTGAACACGATGAAGTTCCTTGGTGTTCTGGTTTTATGAACTGGATTGCATGGCATTTAAGATTACCCAGATCTAAGAGTTTAATGGCTAGAAGCTGGTTAAACGTAGGAAAACCTGTCTCTTTGAGTGATGCTGAACCGGGATTTGACGTAGTTATATTGTGGAGAGGTAACCCCGATGGTCCAAGTGGACATGTTGGTTTATATGCAGGTACTGGGTCTGGTACCATAAAGATCTTGGGAGGAAACCAAGGAAATGCTGTAACTATATCAGAATATCCTAAGAATAGATTACTAGGAATTCGTAGAATATATGGTTAATTACTGTAAAGATTAATTATGACAAATTACACAGGAATAAAGATAATTACCGCTGCCGCAGATCAATCTTATATTAGGATTGAAAACGGTATACATAACGTAGTTACAGTATCAAGTAATAACACAGACCTTAGTTCTGCTGCTCAAGGAGGCGACCCAGTTTTCGTTTTAACTTCTGTAACTATAGATGCTACAAACAACGTTTTCAGTGGTTACGATACTAACGGAGTACGTTATATTTTTGACAAAGCGGCAAATATTACAGCTCAACTAGCTTAAACTTTTTATGCCCAAGCCTCCGTCACCGCCTCCGCGTAAGCAGAGAGTGTTAAACTTCGTATCCCCGAAGGTAGCGGACATTATTTTTTATGAGCTTCGTGATGGTAGGCTTCCTCAATACAAGACTACCCCAGCATACGGAACAGCACATCCAGATAAAAGAAAGTACCCAAACCATAAATTAGTATTTGTTACTCCTGCAACCGCTTCGGAAGACGGGTGGCAGAAGTGGTATTACGCCGCTTCTAGAGAGTCTCAAGATGATTACAATTTTGAGATTGATGGAGACGAAAGACTTACTAGAACCTACATATATCCTAGGGCAGACTATTTACTAGATTCATACAAGACTTCAGTCAAACCCGCTATAGGTACTGTAGATACAAAATTTACAGACTTTCAATTTCAAGAGGAAGATATTAGAAGAACTTCAGACAAAATTATAGATTCATATTTTGTTGTAATACAACGTGTCTTTGTAAACCCCAATAAAATAGTAGCAGCTTCTGAGTCTGGAACTGCTAGAGGTGAGACTGGCACTGAAACTACTTTAGGTACTTATCAATCTGCACACGCAGTTTCTCCCGGAATAGTTTTACAAAGGTCTTCTAGGTTAACTGAGTACGATCTTTGGAATAACACAGAAAGCCGTCTAGCGTTACGTGCTGGAGTAAACAACACTGCTACAACACAAAGAGTAGGTTACACTGAAACAAGTACTTCAGAGTTATCGTTAACAGAACCCGCAGCTAGTTCAGAGCCTTCTTTTAATAAAAGGTTAGTTACTACAGACGCTGAGGGTAGTGACGCTGTTTGGGCTGCTAGTAGATCTACAAGAGCAACTAAACCAGCTACAGGAAGTGAGATGGTCACATTCTTAGGCGGAGGTTTAGCTGACATAGACGTCAGACTTGTTTCAGAGTTAGATACAGCAGATTCAGGTTTTTATGTTATAGGTTCTACTGTATCTCCGTTAGGAAATGGTGACGCTATTAAAACGACTAAAACTATAGGCAGCTACCCTACTTTAGTAGAACATAGATATGACAGTCAGTTAGATGCTATGTTGACTATAACTAAAACAGTAATAGTTCCGGGATCTGCTACAGGGTCTAAGTTAGCGGGAACAGTTACAGAGATAAAACCTGTAGATAAATGGAGATCGGTACAGATAGTAACATCAGCGTCTGGAGTAGAACGTACAGAAATAATACCCGGAGTATTTAACTTTAGAGTCCCCCCTGTACTAAACAGGTGCGGGTTTTTCTATACTTATGCTTATGCTAGTTCTGGAGGTAATTATGCTCAAGACAGAGACGTTTCCCTTTTGTTTGAAGTAACGGAGTCCTATACCGAAGCCGTTAGAGGACAGACACGTAGAATAATTACTAGCAGTCTTGACGGAGTGTATGAAGAAAACCCTGTAGTTAATTTTAAACCTCAAAGTCACACAATTAATTGGCTTTCTGCTTATTCTTACGCGAATGCAAAAACTGTTTGGGCTAAAGCTAATGTTAGATCTTGGCAAACTCCTATGGCTTTGTGCCCCGGATTAGACATAGAAACTGTCCCTAATTTTCCTCAAGATCAACTAAGTGCTATTGTTGTAGATGACCAATATACTAGAAGAATTCCCGCTACCACCCCAGCAGGAATGCCTTCGGCAGGCACTTTAATGACAATAGATATACAGACAAGAAGACTCAAGTTAGGGTATTGGGAGGTTTTAATTAAAGAGATTTACAGTCCCGGTTAGATGTCAAGATTAACAGATTTAGAAGCGGAAGTAGAAGCTTTACGTATGCTTGTCGGTGATTTGTCCGACGCTGTTAACACTAAAGAACCTAAAGAAGATCCCGCAGATAAAGATGCTAAAGTTGATAAACCTGACAGGGAAGAGGTAAAGAAAGATCAAGAAGATATTGGTTTTAACGAATTACTACGGCAACAAGAAGAAGCTAATGAAGTGTCTGCTCTTGAGAGGTTTCGTACAGGGCCTTCAGCTTTAGAAGATTTTAATAATGAGACCCGTAGAAGACGGGCAGAACAAGAAGAATTTTTTAACTCAAATTTATTAGAAGAGGTTTTAGGGGAAGACCCCGAAGCAGTAAAAGGAGAAGTTCAAGAAATTACAAAAGATGAAAAGCCTAAAGCGGATAGAAAACCAGTAGTTATAGACCCTAAAGGGTCAGGTAAAACACAAGAACTACGCACTAACGCACAGCCCGGTTTTATATCTCTTAAGGCAGAAGACTCTGACGGAAAGTATTTTAAGTATGAGGTATTGGGAGTAAAGACAGGGTCAGAGTTAACAGACCCTTCAGTTTATAACCTCCCCCTAGCCGCCGATGGTACGAGAGGGGGAGCTCAAATAGGGTACCCAGAACCCGGTACAGGTGAAAGAGATTATCCAGTTAAATTAGGAACTGGAGCTGACGCTGAACAAATGTATGTAAATGTCCCTTGGACGGATACTGGATCATACAGCGGCCCTTTTAAGTTAGAAAAAGTTACTATTAGTGGTACAGATAAAGTTAGAGTACATGCGGGAAAGTTATACGCTCGAGTAGACACCTGTACGATGTCTACTCAAACGATTTTAACCGCAGCTAGTACTTCTTACCACGCATCTAATAGAACTGATCATTCTAATGGACCTCATACAGATTCACAAACACTTCAGGATCACACACATAGTGGAGGTCCTTCTGGAGGAAATACGGGGGGTATAGCTAGCACACCCCCATCACACCATCACACTGTCCCAGCTTTAGTTAATTCGACATCAAT